GCACAATAGCCTCATTCAGACCAATGCGCTGCGCAAGTTCAGGGCTTATCACCAATGGTTTAACTTTCAGAAGCAGGCTCATGAATTACTTCGACCTCCCTGAAATATTGCTTAAACCGTTCAAGGGAGCTGAAGCACTCGCCATGTTCATAGTTGGCACGCAGGTAGATAACCCTGTCGTTCTCTGGCTCCCAGCGAATGACCCGCACTGGGATACCGCGCTTATCTCGGAAGATACGGTCAAGTTCTCGCATTTGGTCGCCTTCATTCGCTGGTTAGCATTGCCCACAGCCCAGTCAACAAAGCTGTGGTTAACTTCTTCGCTGATGCCCGGTACATTAAGCACATACCGCAGCGGCTTACTGCTGAGACGTCCACCAGCTGAAGGAAGGCAACGGAATTGCGGTAACCCTGATAATCTGATTAAATTGATCACGCGATTAGTTCTCCACACACGTTGATTTAGTCGCATCGAACGCCGCGGGCTGCAATCCTGCGGCGTTCACCTTTTCTGGCGGGCAAAACACGCGATACAGCAGCGTCAGATGCTCCTGCCATTTAGCCATAACCTGATAGCTGTTCTCTTCAATCTGCTCACGCTCATTTGCATCAATCACTCCATCAGCTGTTGCTTTGCGAATGTAGGCTGAGTGCTTGCCAATCCACTCAACTGACTCCATCATTCGCTGATTGATATCCGCGTTATCAACATCTTCAATGTCCACCAGTGGAACATTGACGCTGTTTGACTGACGGGATACGGCGTTAGCGATGTACTTGGTGCCGCTTGCCTGCTGCAGGACCATCGCCCAGCCCATTGGGAAAATCTGATCGCCATTAGTACGCAGGCGGTTGAACAGTGCATCCTCAGTCACGCCCAGCCATTCAGCAGCTTCTGCATACCCACCCGGAAGATTTGAAATAGTCTTCTTGATTGCTGCCACCAGCCATGCCGGTTGTTTCTCTACTTGCCAATGCTTTTGATCCACGGTAGTCCTCTGCTTTCTGTGGTTATCTTTACGAAGCGTTTGAAGTAGGCTTGTCGTAAAGGGACGGTTGGAATTTGAGCTTGCCTTTAGTGCGGAAGGCAGCTTCGGCGGCACGGCCTTTTGGAATTAAACCGCCCGGACGCTTTCGCCACTGATAAAAGGCTTCTGGTGAAACATTGAAAAAGGCTGCCGCCTTGTTTGGCGTACCGAAAAACTTCTCTAAATCACTGGTAGTCATAATGGCCTCCCCTAAGAATTCTTAGATAGTATTTTCTAAATTAACTTTGGTCAATAAAAACTAAGATAACTTAGTTACTTTTCATTTAGGGGATTTACTGTGAGCTCTCTTGGGGGGCGCGTTAGGGCGCTACGCATGGAAAAAAGGCTGACGCAGGGTCAGCTCGGTAAGGCAGTAGGCGTTTCGGACGTGACCGTAGGCTATTGGGAGCGCGATCAGAACACACCCGGAGGTTTGAAGCTTTCTAAGTTAGCTTCTGCGTTAGGTGTAAGCGAAACGTATTTATTGTACGGTAAGGAAGATGAATCAAACATTGCGCCTGCGCCTATCGGCAGCATGAAGGTTCCGGTAATAAGCTATGTGCAAGCTGGAGTCTGGAGCCCTGAATGTGATGCGCGCAATTTAGAAGGGAATATTGATTACGTGTTTAGCACTGGTAACTTCTCACAGGGAACGTTTGCCTTAAAAATCAAGGGCAAGTCGATGGAGCCAGATTTTGTTGAAGGTGACCTTATTCTTATCGATCCAGAACTTAGCCCTCAGCCTGGCGATTATGTTGTGGCTAAAAATGGCGAAGACGAAGCGACCTTTAAAAAGTACCGAGCCAGAGGTGTAACTGAAGACGGCAAAGAAATTTTTGAGCTTGTTCCTCTAAATGAAGACTTTGCTGTACGCAGTTCAGCCAAAGAAAAATTTAATATCATTGGCGTTCTCGTCGAACATCGTCGCCTTATGAGGCGTTAAACATATAAAAAATTTGGAGCCTAAATATATTTAGGCTTTTTTCTTGACCTTAAATATAAGTTATCTTAGATTAATTGTAGCTTACTTAGCCGCGCTTGCAGGCGCCGTTTTTAAAAGTGTGTGGAGAGGCAATGAAAATGATCAAGAACATGTCGAACACAACGGTCAGGGACCTGATTACTTTTTTGAGGCTCTTCCCAGATGCTGATGTTGTCTGTTGTGGTGATGCCGGTGTGGTGAGTGTGCAGTGTGATGTTGAAAACGTGGTTCGCGGACCAGCGTTTTAAGAGTACGGAATTGCTATGTTGGCGGTTACTCATGAGGGTTTGTTTAACCGCCTTTTTTAAAAAGATTAGAGCAAGCCTCGCTGAAAGAATTTTCGAAAGTTCTTTGAACGAGACTGGATGGCTTACTACTTCAAGACGGTCTCAATAAATGTCCACCAAGTAGCGGTACTGCTACCGATATTAGCGGCGACAAGACTATGCAAACGGTAAAAGTCGTTAAAACTCGTTAGGCCGATGAGTTCAGATGGCAATAAAGAACTGGCAGCCGGGAAAGACCGGCACACAACAGGAAAGAGTATTTGGAGGCGCACCACTAAGCCGTTGATGAATACTCTATCCGTTGTGGTGAATGCGGCCAGCGCGCGCGGAAGACTGAAAAAGATTGCACACAGTCTAAGAGTTTCCGCTCTGGTGTTTGTCAGTCTGACCAGAGCACCGGGAGGCACCCGGCACCGCAGCAACCTTTCAAGTGTGGAGTAATCGGGCTGTGGGTTATTGCAGTAACCCACCAGCCAACTTAAGCGAATCCCAAAAGTTTTTTATTGCCATCACTGGCAAGGGATTCATGCAACCAAAAATCGTGTGTGGAGAATTTCATGGAAAAGCCGAACGACCATATTACCGTAGGCATTATCACCCTGCCCTATAGCCATATCCTGAACGGCTGGATTTTGCCTGACGGCTCAGTAGTCACCAATCCAATTAAGGCGCAGAACGAAGCTGAGCGCCTTAACAGCACCATCACCATTCACTGAGGGCGATGACATGCATCATTTCAAATCGAATAAAGAAGTCGTCGCTGCCGGCCACCAGTTCGCTAAGAACATAGGGATGGATACTCCTCTGATCGAAATGGCAAAGATGGTGACTGAGCTGTCGTCGCGTCTCGACGTTGCCACCGTTCGTGCCAATCTGATGGCTTCAGAAGTGCTGCGTATCAACAGCGTGCTTCCTGACACTATTTCAGCCCTACAGGCAGCAGGCGCAGACCTAACGCTGATTGATGATCTGAATGCAGCGCTTGCTACGCCAGCCTGCGACCAGTGGATTCGAACACTGCGCTGTGAAGCACTCGGTGAGGCGCGCCGGGCTGTAGCAACTATGGGTAATCAACAGATGCCCGGAACTTTACAAGCGATCAACATCATTTCCC